CTGGCGGTTTTCAACACGTAGGTCAGACGACCGTGGTTAGACTGCGACGTGACAAGGGGTTGGTCGGGGCGATACACCTTGCGAAAGGTCGCCATGTCGAACTGGACCCCACGACCGTTGCCCAGCGCCACGGCCTTGATGTAGGGCTGCGCTGCGAGCAGCGGTTCAATGACGTGGTAGCGGTTGCTGATGCGGTTCGTCCATGGGCGGTCGTAAAGCCACAGGTAGCCCCCGCCGTTCGCCTGGATGACGGGCAGCAGGTAGATGATGTCACCGAAGTCGCCGGACGAGCCGAAGTGCCGCTCAACCGAGATCAGGTCTTGGAACTGATCCTTGTGGTAGATGACGGCATCTTCACGGACAACGGGCTGCCGGATGAGCGTCACGTCACCCTTGTCGTCGTAGCGACCGTAGGCGTGATGGATCAGCGGCGTCTTGTGGATCTTGTCGGCGTGGTTCTTCAGGATGTAACCGTCAAAGCCGTCGTCCGCCAGACCCTCGGGGACAAGGGAGAGGGCGTCAGGCCCATAGACGCCGATGCCCGTGCAAAGGTCATGCGGCGGGTGGTTGTCGGATGTCCACAGCACCGACTTGCCAAAGCTCTGCGCCACCCTCCATTCCTCCTCCAGGGCTTTAAGCCACCCTGCTTTGGTAGGAATTGAATCAGCCTCCAGCCAGACGAAGGGCTTTCCCTTCATGGCTTCGCACACGGTGCGGAAGGCGACGTTGCACACGGCAGGGTAGCCGACGTTCGGCTCAGGCCCCTCAACGAGTTTGATCTTGGTGCCGTCAAGCTGAAGGCAATGCTCGGCCAGCCTGTGGTAGAGGTGCCGCTGGTTGAAGGAGTGGAAGGCGACGGGGGTGAGCTTGCTCATGCCTTGAAGAAAACGAATGTCACCTGCGCCAGGGCGTTTCCGCGAGTCTGGTCGAACGACGTGTCCCACGTCCGTGCGAGGTCGTAGTTGTCAATCTCCATGCGGGCGTCTTCAAGAGTGAGGCCGCACTCCAGGCCGATGCGCCTCATGTCGCGCATGGTGTAGAAGTTGTGGTCGGGGCGCACCACAGGGTCGATCAGGTCGAAGCTCGCCTTGTGATCGTCATTGTAGCGGGAAGGCCACTGGCACCTTTCATAGGCGAGCCAGGAAGGCACCGAGATGGACATGTAGCCCCCCGTCTTGAGCACCCTCGCCCAGTTCTTGAGCGACGTGGCGACGCAGACCATGTGCTCAAGGCAATGACTGGACACCACGGCGTCGAACGACTCGTCCTTCAGCGTGGCGAGATACTGTGCGTCACCGTCCTTCAAGTCCCAGCCTGTCACGACGGCGGGGGGTGGCAGCTTGATAGGATCAGGGCCGCAGCCGATGTCGAGGACGTTGCCTCGGAGGAACCTGTAATCCCCGTTGCGGAGACGGGCGTTGTGCGACTTGGACTGTTCGTTCATGCGTTTCCGTAATTAGAAGATGTTCGGTGAACTGTCAAGCCCTTCTCCCCAGGATGTCTGCTGCTGGGAGTGAAATCCGTCCCCGACCACGAACTGCTCCCTGAAGTCCGGCCTCCTGGGGTTCTCAATTTCGGAGAACCAGTCAAAGGGCTTCGGCTTGGCTGGCTGCTGCGGCTTGGCTTTGGCGGCTGCCGTGAAGCGGTAATTCCTGCGGGCGACTTCAATCAGCCCCACCCAGGAGTCGGCACGGTCGGGGCTGCGTCCGCTTGTTCGCTTCTTCATGTCCTCCTTGGACTCGACGCACACCTTGTTCCCTACATCTTTATACGTACGGGCGCATAGCTCCAGCATCGTAGCTGGATCAAGGCCGCGAATCTGTCCGCCAGATACGAAGTCTTTACCGACATACCAAAGCTCCGAGACACGATTAACAAACCTGTCTTTCCCCTTCCGTTTGTCCGTGGCGCTCACGGGCATGTCCGACGCTCCTCCGGCAAAGCTGACAAGTTGGAAGCCGTGGCCCATCTTCATTGCCAGAATTGAAGCGAATGGGTCGCCTCCCCCTGTGGCGTCAACGCCCCTGTCCCTGATGGCGATGCCGCGCTTCTCGCACTCGAAGATGAACAGGTCGGCAAGCTGCTCGTTGCGGTCCTTCGTCTTGTGCTGGGCATCTACCTTCATCATCAGGTCAATGGTGTCCGTCTTTTCGAGCACTTGCAGGGTGACTCCGTTGATCTGGGCGTCACCGATCAGCCCGAAACTAGCTGCGGCGGCGTCGCCTCCCTTGGAGAAGGACGGGTCAAGGAAGGCAATGGGCGTCGGCTTGCGAAGCCAGGGGGTGTCGCCTTTGCCGCACAGTCGGCTCACCAGCTCGGGTTCGGAGTAGATGGTGTCAATCGCCCCCGTCGGGCAGGGGAATGACTTGACCATTCGGTAGTAACCCGCAGAGCGTTCGCCGAACTTCGCACGGATCTCGTCCAAGCCCGTCTGGGTGAGCAGACCTTTGTAAAGCTCTCTGCCTGCAATGACGTTGGGAGATTTCTCACCATCAAAACGGATGCAGTAACCCCCGATCTTCGTGCGCCACTCCATGTCCTCCTCGGTGATGCTGGCCCAACCGTTCTCCGGCTCAGTGAATTGGCCGAAAGGATCGAACACTGATGTCAGGTTCCCTGTTGCTATCATTTGGAACCCGTCATTGGAGAGCAAGTTCGTTGCGGCGTCGTAGAGCTTGGGTGTGAGGAGGGGAAGCTCGTCCGCCACCAGGATCAGCTTCCCGGCCTTGAAGCCAATCTTGGTGGATGCATCCCCGTCATTCCCCTTCCCCCCGGCAACGAGAGTAAGGCCGATGAGTTCGTCCGACTTTCCCTTGATGGTGCCTACAATGCTGCCTGACGATGTGACGAGCTTGCCTGGCATCCCTCCTCCGAACTGGCTGAAGTAGCTTTCGGCTTCCGCCCAGTATTTCTCAATGACGCCCCAGATGCGCATCCTGGACTCCTTGAGAGACGTTGAGGTGACGAGCACCTTTGTGCTCTCAGGATCAATGAGGAAGTTGGCAAGTGCCCAGATGGCCCCGAACTGAGACTTGCCGGAGGAAGCGTGACCGGACACCCCGAGGAACCGATGGCTCCTGATGTTCTCCAGGATGCGTTCGGCGTAGGGGTTCCAGGTGAACCTGTACTTCGTGTTTGAGCCGTCCCAGATGAGCGAGACAAAGGTCTTGAAGTGCTCCTCCCAGGGCTTCAACTGGTTGTTCGGAATGAGCCTTCGGGCCTCGTAGTTGCGGAGAATGTCACGCTCGATGTGGTAGTCCGGCCTCGGGGCGATGGGGTCCCCCTTCGTGGACATGAGGGGCTTCCACGGAACGCCGTACTTGACCCTTGTGAAATTCTGAAAGAGCCGGGCGTTTCGAGCTGTGCGTGTGATGTTCATCCCAATCAGTCAGGGCAGCTTGGGTGGCGGGTCGTCCCCTCCGGGTATTCCAGCGCCAGGATCAGTTCAAGTTCGTGGATGGCCTTGCGGATGTCCTCGGCACCGTTCTTGCGGCGGTGGCGGCAGATGCGCTTCACGACCGAGCCTTCGAGGAAGTTCAGTTTGTTGGCGTGGATGAACTCGACTGGCTGCATCTTGCAGTCCTTGTAATGGCTTCCGCCTTCCTGGCGTGTGAGCGGAGAAGCAACCGGGGTACCGTTGGGTTGCTTTTGGGGGCCGAAACCGAGTTTCCACTTCAAGACTCGGTAGGCGATGATGTCGTTAACCTCCTTATCGTGCCTCCAATATGACTTAAATTCCGAAGGTCTAAGGTGAACCTTTGCCACCGTTCCTCCCCTCAACGTGTACTCCCATACACTCACCTCCTCATCCTTGAGTGGGCAAGCCCCACCGTTGTGTGGAATCCAGTCAATACCTTCTTGGGGGTTGTTGCTCATAGTTTCAGAAGGGTTCATTTTCTTCCATTTCCTGAATTTTTACAAGGTCGGCTTTGGTTTTCTTTCGGTGGCACTTGGCGCAGAGAAGCTGGAGATTGCCCTCCTTGTGCTGCCTGCGGTAGAAGGTCGTGCGTTTGACGAACCCGAGGGTGTGGTGACGGTGCCCCTGCGGCTCGATGCAGTCGAACTCAAGGTCTTTGGCTGTGCCGCATTGGACGCAGCAGCCTCCCAGCGCGAAGGCGAGCTTGAACCGGGCGTTCTTGGCCCAGGTGTGTGGGTGCTGGGGCATGTCAAATCCACGATTCCTCCTCAGGTCCATTCTTCTTGGAAACAGTCAAGGTAGGCCGCGACAAATTCCGCCGCGACTTGCGGGACGATGGCATTGCCAGCTCCGCGCAGGATGCCCATTCGTGCGGGTGAAATCCCATCAACCAAAGGGAAAAAAGCGGATTCAGTCGGAACGCGGCGGGTTTTCCCGTCTCGGCATTCGATGAGTTTGGAGTCTGTCCAGTCAGCCGGACTGCATCGTTCAACGTCAACTGCGCTTTTGTTCCGCTGGGGCGTGTTTTCTGCCCAGGATTCTTGCTCATCCGGCCCCCCGCACTTCCCGTGTCTGGCGTCGTCCAGCCCGCCAATTTCACTTGATCCTCCAGATTGCGAATGTCTCCCTGTTCCGCCCGATTTCCCCCAGCATCCCCCTTTGCCCTTGGAGTGAGCCACCCAGTAGAGCCGTTGACGGATATGCGGAGCGCCGACGCCCGCAGAGCACAGATCGGCTCCTGCCCTGTTATAGGCCATTCCTTCCAAGTCAGCGAATACTCCAGCGAGCCATTCACGTCCAGCCTTGCTTGCAACCTGCTCGCCAAACACGACTGAAGGCTTGCAGTCGCGGATGAGTTCGGCAAATACGGGCCACAAGTGCCTTTCGTCATTTGTTCCACGGCCCTTTCCAGCAACGCTAAAGGGCTGGCATGGGCAGGATCCCGTCCAGACGGGCCGATCTTCGGGCCATCCGGCAATCTGCAAGGCAAGACTCCATCCGCCGATGCCTGCGAAGAAATGACACTGGGCAAACCCTTTGAGATCGGAAGGGGTAACTTCAGTGATTGATCTGGTATCGACATGGCCTTGAGGTATCAATTTTTGGTTAATCATTTCTCGCAGCCATGCGGCTGTCTTTTCGTCAAATTCATTGTAATAGTTCATATCCACGATTCCTCCTCAACAAATTCAATCTTCTGCCCGCTGTCACGGCAGGACTCCAGAAGCTGCAACGCCGTGAGCAGGCGGTCCTCCGTTGCCCTCTTCTCCTCCACCACCGTCGCCACGGCCTCATCGACCGTCCCGGGGCACATCAGCCTCCACACCTTGACGACGGCATCCTGTCCCCGTCGCTCCAGACGCCCGATGGTCTGCTCGTAATCGTCACGGGAATAGGTGAGCGACATCCACACCAAGTTGTTTCCCCCTGCCTGAAGGTTGAGGCCGTGGGACATTGACTTGGGGTGGGCGACCAACATGGGTATCCGGCCCTCGTTCCATTCATCCAGCATGTCCTTCTGGGCCTTCAATCCCTTGGCGTCCTGGAAGAACTTGGCTTTTGGGAACTTCTCCCTGATGCGGGCGATCTCATGCTTGAAGGCAACGGCTACCAGAAGCGGGCTGTCCGCCTCCTTGGCGATCTTCTCCAAAGCCTTGAGCTTGAGGTCGTGCAGTTCGTGATATTTGCCCTCCTCGTCATAGACGCTGCCCGAGGTGAACTGAAGCAGCTTCGACACCAGGGCCGCTGCGTTCGCTGCGGTGATGTCCTTGTCCTTGCGGATTTGCAGCACCAGCTCGCGTTCAAATTCACGGTAACGCTGGGCGAGATCGGGAGGCAGCGTGATCTCCACGTCCTCCACGACCGTCTCAGGCAGGTTGAGCCAGTCCTTCGACCGCAGGGTGAGCGTGATGTCGGCAATGCGGTTCTCAATCTTCTCCTGCGAACCCGGCAGTTCTTTCCACTGGTATCCTTGATAGCCAGTCGGGCGGAAGTAGGTCTGCTTGAACAGGTCGAAGGCCCGACCGAGGCGCTGCCCGCCGTCCACGAAGCGCACCTGAGCGAACAGATCAAGAAGTGTGTTCGGAGCGGGTGTTCCGGTAAGACCCCAAATCCTTGCGTGTTCTTCGTGCTTCACCTCACGGCGATATGCGTTGATCCTTTTGGAGGACGGGTTGCGTATTTTTCCCACTTCGTCTATTACTATTGTGTCATACGGGACTTTAAGCCCCACGTCCTTCCGCCCCTTGATGAGCTTGAGCAGCACCGGGATGGATTCAAAGTTGATGACGTAGATATGCGCCTTCCCCTGGAGGAAAGCACGCTTGCCCGCCTCGGTGCGCAGGTTCGCCACGCGCAGCCATTTGAAGTCGTCCCACCGCTGCACCTCCATCGGCCAAGTCAGGTTGGCAACGCGCATGGGAGCGACTATCAACGCCCCGCAGGACTCACCCGAGCCAATCAGCTTTGACAGGGCACGCAGCGTTGCCGCCGTCTTGCCGATGCCGACGCCGACAAAGCCGAGGGCGTGCGGATGGTTCAGCAGGTGCTCGGTGAGCATGTCCTGCGGGGTGGAGCCGGGGAACTTCATATCCACTCTTCCTCCTGTTGAACCCCCAGGATTCGCTCCTGTGCAATTTTGAAATACTTGTCGTCACGCTCAATGCCGATGAATTTCCGGTTGGTGTTCTTGGCCGCTACTCCGGTCGTGCCGCTGCCCATCGTAAAGTCGAGGACCGTGTCACCTTCACTTGGGTGGGGTGTTTAGCGCCTGTCACCGAGTCAAAATGCAATAGTTGCGTTGGATACCCAGTCCATTCTTGCAGATACTCGTCTTTGTGAGAAGGCCTTTTCCCGAATGCGCTTTCGTCTCCGTGCCTTTCTTTTGTGTTTTTAGTAACTCTCGGAGAATACACAAGACCTTGGGGGTTATACTCCATGCGGTCTTCGGATTTACCAAAATGGGCTATTTGTCCTTTAGAAAACACGCACGCGTCCTCATAGTTTTTGAGGGGCATGTTTTTTGCTTGAGCGAAACCACTGGGCCGTGATTTTACCCACACCCAACAATACTTGAACATCTCAATCTGGCTCATCACCAGCGCAGATGTGAAGGGCTGCGAAGCCGTGAACACCGCAGCGCCGTTGGGCTTGAGCACTCGCCAGACCTGTTTCCACATGGGCTCGAACGGGATCACGCTGTCCCATTTGCAGGCGGTCGTGCCGTAGGGTGGATCAGTCAGAACAAGGTCAACGCTCTTGTCGGGGATGTTGAGGAACTGCTCAAGGCAGTCTCCGTGGTGTAGTTTAGCTATCATATTTCCTCCTCCATTCTGAC